ATGAATGACTGGTCAAAATTTATCATAGAGCCATTAAGCCCGGCACATGACCGGTCAGGGTTTAAGTGTGGAATTGATAGTTTGGACAACTACATAAAAAGGCAGGCCAATCAGGATATCAAGAGGCAAATCAGCCGGGTTTATGTAGCTGTAAACATTGAAAAGCCCAATAAAATTATGGGTTATTACACCCTGAGCAGCCTTTCTATAGAACTGAACCAATTACCGGAAGAGTTATTAAAAAAATTACCAAAGCACCCAATCCCTGCTGCGCTTATAGGAAGACTCGCCGTTGACAAATCGGTGCATGGTAATGGAATTGGCAAGATGTTATTGGCTGATGCATTAAAGCGGATATTAGTGATCAGCGATGAGATTGCCATATACGCAGTGGTTGTGGATGCTATTAATGATAAGGCAAAAGGTTTTTACAAGCAATATGGCTTTCAATCACTAGGTGAAGAAACTCCCAGGCTGTTTTTACCTCTTAAGACAATAACTTTTAGTGCTAATGATTAGAGTGCAAGGGAATGTTATGGCAGTGGGATGGGCAAAAGATAACGGGGTGCAGGATCAGATAGATGCCACAGTGGAATCTGCGGTTCAGCTCGCTAAAAGCAGGTTGCCAAAGGGTGAAAGCCTGACCCATTGCGAGGAATGCGAGGCGGAGATACCTGAGGCAAGGCGAAAGGCATTGCCAGGGGTAAGGCTTTGTGTCACGTGCCAGTCAGAACTGGAGAAAAGGCTTAAGAGTAATGACCTCTACAACCGGAGAGGCAGCAAAGACAGCCAGTTGAAATAGTTGCTTTCATGCTTTACCCTTCATATCTCAGCCATTATGTCGAACAAAACAAATTCTGCGACTAAACTAAACAAATTCTGCGACTAAAAAACCCCTCCAAATTTTGGCAAAACAAATCCTGTTCGATTTGGATACCCTCTTCGACAGGTTTTGATGAAACTGTTTTAACGATTTATTATTTTGTGCACACCCGAAAAATCGTTAAAAATTATAGATTAAAAGTTCTTTTCCCTCCTTACCCTGATTCTTATTTACTGTGTATTTCAGTGAAACACTTTTAATCTTAAAACCCTTAAAAACCTCTCTCATCTCCGGGAGATCATTAATACTTAAAATGAATTTACCTTTCAATCCGGCTAGTAATTCCGTCATCTCCTGGTAGTCCTTCAGTTCCATATTATGGTTATAAAAAGGAGCATTATAATAAGGTGGGTCAAGGTAAAAAAAGACATTCGGCCTGTCATACACAGTTATAAATTTCTGGTATGGCAGGTTCTCTATATTCACCCTGGACAGCCTCAAATGTACTTCCGAAAGCTCCTCTTCAATCCTCAGCAAATTAATCTTCGGCCTCTTCAATGGCCCTAGGCTGAATATCCGGCTTTTCACTTTCCCGCCGAATGAGTGCTGCTGTAGATAATAATATCTGGCCGCCCTCTGAATATCTGTTAACCCTCCGGCGTCCTGCTGCCGTTTCCAATCCTCGAACCATTCCCTGGAAGAAAGCAGCCATTTAAACTGCCTTAAAAACTCTTCTAAATGGTTTTGAAGCACCCTGTAAAAGCGGACCAGGTCACTATCCAGATCATTAATCGTCTCGTACTTACTGGGTTCTTTTCTGAAAAAAACCCAGCCTGCGCCTGCAAAACCCTCACAGTATCCATCATGCTTCGGGATCATGTTAACGATCGTCTCCGACAGTTTGCTTTTCCCCCCAATATATGCGAGTGGACTATTCATTCTCGGCCTCCTTTACAAATGGTTCCAGCTCTGCTTTAATTGCCACGCTCTCGCGGGAGCTTGGGACATATCCGGAAACGGGTTGATCCAATGCGCGAACATTGGGTCAGTGTAGGAGGGCGGTTTCCTCCTCGCCCGTTCCAATACAATCATACCAACAAAAGGGTATTAACTGCAGGCCGCACATCGGCTGCGGCCTGAATTATAAATTTTTGTTTGTTCTCATCACGGCCACAGATCACTGTGGCTCCAACCTCCAGACTTAGTGTCGTATTAACCCAGGTAGTTGTATCACCGGCGGTTATCTGCACACGCTGGCCAGCGGTATCAATGGCCATAACCTCGCCATACAAAAAGCTTCCTTTAACCTTCTTTAAAAGCTTTTCAATCATCGTTTAAGCCCTATATATTTTCGAGTTTCAACAGCATTTACCAGGCTGTTTTGCGTGCCAGTTATTGTAATCTCCGTGATCTGGCTCAGGTCATTAATTCCGCGCCTGGATGAGTTCACGCCCAGGATCTGGCCGGGCTCAATCTCCGGCAGATGTGTGCCCAGGCTGATGTCTCTTATAATGGCCGCATGGGTATGGCCGTCGATCTCAGCGGTTGCCCTGGCCGTGATCAGGCTGCTGTTACGATAGATGGCATGAGATATCTCATCCATCTCGATAAATTCTTTAATTTTAAATATTTTGGTCGTGTCCCCGTTTTGCCCGTCAACTATCAAATGCCAGGCATACTCATCCTGAAATAATGTCACCGGTACTATGGCTCCAACCTCATTTGTAAGGGTAACCTCCAGGGCTGAACCGTACCCGGTTGTCTCCCCGCTCGCCTGCATATTGGTGCGAGCCTGTGCATCGGTCTGTGTCAGATACAGTTCAACAAGCACAGCGCTTCCAGTGTCTGATAGTCTCACAAACCAGACCCGGTTTTCTGCTATGTTCCAATTTACAACCGATAATGCCATTTGAACCTCTTTTTAACCGGGCGAATGATTATTCGCCCCTACTTTTTCCGTAAACCGCTACACTCTACTATACCACCTCATGCACAACCGAACTTACCCTGTGGGCCGTGACAGACCTGAAGGCTGGTGTGGCTTTAATCGCCTGCAGGTGCAGAGCAAAATTGTTAAACACCTCGCCATCAGAGGCTTCCAGGATCATCATAAAGTTATTAAAAACCGTGCCGTCAGCGGCTTCCAGGATCATTTTAAAATCCTTATATCTATTTTTTGCTGCTTCCAACAGAAGCTGGAACGACTCTTTCTTCTGGCTCAACGCCTCCAGAAGCATCACAAAATCCTTATATGTGGTTGTTAATTTTATCGCTTCAAGTATCATCTGAAAATCCCTGAATTCCAGTCCGTCATGTGCCTGTAAAATCATCTGCATGTTATCGTATTTTTGATGATAGGCTGCAAGATCAAGAGAAAAATCTTCAAGCATTAAATCAGGTATTACTGTCCCAGAGTTAACCACAAAATTATCAAAATCCGTAGTAGTTGCTCCATTAAAGTCTGCCGATACAAAAACTCTAACGGTCATATCGCTGAGATCAGCACTCGAAAAAGAATACCCGCTTGTATTCCCATTCCATTCCCATTGTGAGTTCACCCACAAATACCCTTTAACATTACCTGATGTATCTCTTGTGAGCTTCATTTTTGATGATGTAATTTGCGGTGAAACCTTTATTTGAACATTATCCCCGCCGTTACTATAAACAAATATGTAATGCACGGTCGGAGTCCTCTGAAAACCAATATAATATCGGTATGTGCTCCCATAAACTCTCAGATCACCTAAAAACGAAACAGACGAAGAGGGCGATGTGTATGAAATATTTTCGTAATCTATCTGGATATCGAACTCTCCTGAAAGCTCAAAATTTGATATTATTTGTATGCTTTCATCGTTAGCCGATAAAGGTATCGATATTCTTAATTTATTATTATTTAGTAAACATGTGCCTGATGCGCTGCCATTATTTACTGTCCATATGTCAGGATTAGGTGATGTACCATTTGGCCCTGTAAAAGTGTCATCAACCCATGCCATTTAATTACCCACCCACAATTGTTGAAATTACAGTTCCTGGCAAACCGATTTTCCAGCCTGTTGTATTACTGCCATGCCATTCTTTTCCCCACGGTTTTCTATCTCTCCAGATTTTTTTGTCGCCAATAAGAAAGCGATCTACAGTGTTCAAGCCTGGAAGTTTTCCTAAAAAACATATTGTTTTCATAACGGCTCTTCCTTTTCCCCCTCCCCCAAATGACTGAACCGCATCTATAAAAAAATTGTATCGCTCCATACCCGACAGCACAATTCTATGCCCTGTCGGCAGGTAAAACTCCAGTTTTTCAATCACCCGATTAAACAGCTCACTGCTCCATCCTGGATCTGTATTGCGTATATCCGGAGTAACATATTCTTTTGGCGGAAGACTGCCTGCAAAGGTCACCTTAATCCTCCATGCCATTTCATTTTTGAATAAAATATGCATTACGAATATGTAAACCTCAACGCCAGCACAATATCCGAGTCCGACACTGCAGCCAGTGTATACGGGATTACCTGCTTAATGTTAAAATACAAATTTTTCGCCCCTGCCAATGCACCTGTATCAAGAGACAGTCGATAGCTGGCTCCTGCAATCGGGGAACCAGCCCATGTTGCAGATCCTGGTGCCGCATTTGTGGTGGTGATCCCTAAAAGGGTAGAATCGGTCGGGGAAGACGTATCAACGCCATTTCCCCCCAATAATGTTTTTATAATCGTTGAGTGTGAGCTATTGTCCCAGGCTTCCAGATATGGAACACTTGCAGTTGCTCCGTCAAAATAAATGGCAAATACATACCTGGTATTCCCACCACTCTGTCCTCCGTTTGTAGTTCCTGCAAGAGGCACCTGATCATATATAGCCGCTGAGGCATCTTTAACAAACGTTTTAGGAACTTCAATTGATCCTGATTCCGGAATAAGCCCCGCATACTTTGTGCCGGAAATCGGGTCACCGTCTGTCTGCTGGTTATCCAAAAACAGCAGAGCGTCGTTAGTCAAGTCAATTACTACCCAGTTAGATGACGAGTCCCCTGCGCCTCCAGATGCATTTCCGGTGTTCGCACCGTCATTCGCAGTATTGTTATAAAGCCAGTAGGTATTAGGTAGTGCCATTTTTTACCCCCTTTAAAATTTCATCTATTGTTAACTTGCTGTATTCTTCATATCCGCAGCCTTTACCAGTGCAGCAGGCTGCTCCGCATAGAAAGTATGTTCTGTATCCCTCTTTGTATTTATCAGATTGACTACTGATAGCAGACGCATTTAATATTCTGCCACAAACTGGACACAACATTAGACCAGCCTTTTTAGTCACCCTCGATTCGACTTGTCTGGGTTGCATGAGCTTCGGCGGATTTGCACTTAGTGCGTCGTGTAGGGTGATGCCATTGGCATAAGCATGCCGAGACATATTGATTATCTCGGCAATCTGCTTGCCAGTAAAGATATTATCCCATGCGTCAAATTTGATCATTCTCCACACCCCCATTGCCAAGCTTTTGACCCTCTAATCCAACAGACTGTATAGGCATCTGGACATCCTGGGTTATCTGGAACAGTGTCATCCCATGAAAAGAATTCTGTGCATCCTGGGTTAGTTATGCAGTTTGTAACCCCACATACATCAGGTATGCAGTTCGTACACCAATACTGGAGATACTTATATATACCGTCTGTAACCTCTTTATACTCAGGAGTGTTAAACATTCCGCACTCGTAGATAAGCTCCCATTCGCCAGCCACATTACGAAGTGCGCCAGAAACTACATCCCCACAATCATCAGTAACAGATATACTCACAGTTGCATCATAGTCCACTCCACACACACCCTCCACACAGGTTATTTGATTCTGTCCTACTTCGGTTTCTGACACTAGTAGGCTGTATCCATTGCCACTCACACTCCACTGATAAGGCCCTCTCCCACCAGTCACATATAGGGTCACAGATGATCCTTTAACAATAGTTTCTGGGTTGTTTACAGTGTCCCACTCCATGCCCTCTGCACATTCGCACTGACCCTGGCAGTGGGCAAGAGCCTCGGCTTTCAGCTCTGCATATTTTTCCCAGTATTCCGGGCTTCCCTCTTCGCAGGCGCATTGCTCAACAGCTAGATCGGATATATTTCTTCCGCTTCCTTCGTCGTAACCCTGTGTCGTGCCGTATATATCAAACTCCTCATTGCACAGCAGCTCACAGTCACAGTCGTGTTCCAGGGCTGTGGCAAAGCGGTCACCTGTAGTCCCCTTGTCTGGTACACACCAGTTATAGTCCGCTTGCTCTGTGGCTGGATCCTCTGTAGTAGGGTCATATGTATCCTCGTCTGCATCGTCTAGCCCGCCCCAGCCACCGTCATCATCGTCATCTTCTTGATCTGCAGGCGCTGTACCAGCAGGATTTGTTTTATCAGTTACAGTTACGGTAACCTGATCCGATACACCCTCTTCACGGCTGCTAAGTATGCTGGCTTTGAGCAAAGTTTCCCCGATATGCGACCCTGTAAATGTATTAATAGCTGCTCCCTGAGCAGTGTAGTAAGCAAATAAATCGATTCCCGAGGCTAAATAGGTATTAAGGGTTACCAGCTTGCCGTCGTGGGAACTGTACAGATTTGGCCCTACAGGCTCATCATTCTCAGCTCTTCTGATTGACGTAACGCTGGCTGGATACATGGATAGCTCGCACTGAGTAAGACCTGCCACTTCATTGATCACGACTGTTTTCTCTTTGGAGATGCTCACTGCGCCTAATGTAGCATGGGACCATCGTAATGACCCCTTTTTGAGTTTGCTCACATCAGATAGATAGACTGTCCGCCCAGTTGTTACAGGACCCCCTTCTTCAACGTAAACCAATAGGGTAGACTTACTGCCAACCTGTATGGACGATGGCGCTGCTGATAGTTTTATTGTTGGGGGGCACTGGCACTGATTGCCAATATAAACAATGCCTGTATCCTGCTGTCCCTCAAGATCTGCTGTTATTGTCACATCTTCGGCAATAAAACCTGCCTGTATATAATTAACAGCTATCCCCTGGGCGAAATATGATACAACAACAGTCTGATCACAGTATGTCAGTTTATTCGTAAGAGTGATAGTGTTCCCGTCAATAGTGTACCCACCATCCGCAAAGTTGGTTTTGCGTGCTGTGTCGGCTAAGGCCCATACTCCCAGTACTGAACTTGGTGGAATATCCACTTTAACAGTGTAAAAATTATCAGCCTTCTGCTGTTCAGCCTGAATTAAAATCTCCTGAGTATTGGTCTTATCATAATCCATTGTAGCCGACGTGCCGTCATGACTCCAGGTAACAACCAGCCCGTTCACAGGTTCACCATCCGGGTCTGTCACCCTGGCGAAAACCTTCCGTTTTGACGTAGCATCCGCCTGCAGGCACCGATTAGGGATATGTAGATTAATAGAATAGCTGCCCAGGGAACCTATAGGCGTAATGCGCACCCGGTTTGCAAATGCCGGCCACTCCGGGGATTCGAGGATCTCGGAAATATCCGCATCGGTTAAGATAATATCGGCCACAGAGGGAGAGTAATCGATCTTCTTAATACATAAATGGCCGAGCCGGTCTGTGGTAACAACCGCACCGGCCAACATGGCCAGCTCGGTGATAACATCGATAGGGTACAGGTTTTCAGCCTCGTAGGTGTATGGGAAAATAACAAAATCATCTATGTCGCTGTAAGCCGAATTCCAGGTGAACCCGGCCAGATCGCACATCTCTTCACAGATAGCAAAAAACGTGGTTTGAGATTTCCATACTTTAGTTATTTTTGATGCAAAGGGCTCGGATAGCACAGCGGTCTGTGATCTGCCCCAGACACCCTGCATGATCTCGGAGTTTACAGCCGTTGCCAGGGCCGGGCGCTCGATGAAGAATTTACCTTGGGAATAAAAAGTGGCGCCGTTTTTTGTGAATATCTCAATCTCCGGAGATTCGGAGATCTGGGAGAAGTCAAGAGAGCTGTAATAATCCGGGTCCGCAAAATCCAAATTCATCTCACGGCAGAAATTGGTTAGACTGCAGGTAATAGAAAACCCACTGATATGGGAGGTAATATCAACGCCGTTTAATTCTATTTTCCAACCGTATGCCATATTAGCCTTTTTTTTGCGCAAGGCGCAAAGTGCAAAGCGATTCAACGCCATGCCCTATGCGCTATGCACTAATCACCTCTAATACCATCTTAAAATCCTGCGTCAGTTCAACCAATTCTGCGACTACTATCAGATTTATTTCATAACTATAAATCTCGTGGCCATGCTGCGCCCAGAATAGATTTTTCCTGTATTTAAACCCGTTGGGCCTGGCAAATCGAACCCGCCAGATCCTAAAACCATCAGTAAAAAAATACTCTCCATCTATAATATCATGAATGGCCTTTAGAGCGGCCACCGTCTCTGCAGAGAGCGCATCAGACTCAGAAAAAGAGATGCGTCCATCGCCCGCTATAACACCGAAGTCCTGAACCACAACCCCGCCCAAGGTCTGGATCACACTACCTCTGCCAACCTCACCGGCATCAAAATCGTATGTGCCGAATATAGGAGGCTGATCTAATACAACCAGGGTAGCAGGAGCGGGGCTGGCATTCGCCGGGTCCGTTGTCGGCTGTATATCGGTGCTATAAAATGCAAAATCTTTCTGTTTAACCATTTCTTGAACCTTGAATTTTCAATCTCGAATCATCTTGTCACCATACCCAGCCTCACCAGTTCCTTTTCAAGCTCCTTAACCATTGCCCTGGCTGTTTGCCTGTTTCCGATTGCATTAATGGGCATTTCAACATTTCCCGCCTGCAGACGGAGGGTGAAGGTCTCGTTTCCACCGACCGCCCCGCCTGTCTGGTATGCGTATCGCGGTACCGGGATCGAGGGCATGGAGATATTTGATATAATCCCGCCGATCTTTTTTCGCATAATCTCGCCTGCATCAACCCTCATGGCATTAAGTGCCTCGAACAGGCCTGAGCCATATTTTTTGACAGCTTCTTTCCGGATCACAAACTCCCCGGCCTCCAGGAGAGCGGGTATCTTATCCCCGCCTCCATAACCCGGAAGATGCTTGCCTGTAGAGGCATAAATAGGCCCGCCAGAGGCCCTAGCCTTGGTCTCATGTATGCGGATATATATATCCTTGTACTCAGGCTTGATCAGATCGTTTATGCGATCCTGGGCTGCAATAAGCCCCTTCAGCTCAATATTTATATTAGCCTCCCGCTGTATTGCTATTTCATCAAGCTGGGCCTTGATTCCATCTGCTGTGGCCTGCCATTCTGTCTGTGCCGTTTGTGCGGCATCCTTCTGTGTTGTGTATAATTGATTTACAAAATCACCAACTGCCTTAATACCATTTATAGCAACCTTCTTTGTTTCCTCGATGGACTGTTTTACAACCTCTTTTCCAGCCTCTGTGCCCTTAACCTCAGTGGCCAAGTCCGCATATAAGCCCTCAGCATCCTTTGCCAGCTTTTCAGCCAGCTTGTAATCGCCCTCGGCCATTGCACGTCGGGCAGTATATAATTTTTCCTCTGCCTCACGCCTGCGATCCGCCCAGGCCTTAGCCTCATCCAGTCCCTTACGGCCCAGCTCCCGGATTTTATCTTCAGTGGAAAGCCGGGCATATTTGATCTTTTCTTCAAACTCGATAACTTTATCAGCGTAATCCTTCGCCTGTTTTTTAGCCTCTTCGTAGGCTTTTTTTGCCTGCTCTTCAAAAGCCTTAAGCTGATCTTCAGTGGCCTTTACCGCCTCAGCGGGTTTTTGCATCTCGGTTGCAGCAGAGGAGGCGGATTCACCTACCCGTTTAAAATCGGCATTAATTTCTTTTAGGCGTTCATTAACCTTATCTAAAGCCTGTGTATTTCCTTCCTGTTCGAGTTGCATCTTGAGCGCGGTATAATATGCCCTGGCGCTGGCCAGTTTTTTGCGAAACTCATCAAGGTCTCTCTGTGATGCCCCGGTTATATCAGCGGGAAGTTTAACGCCTTTAAACTCAGAAAACCTTCGCATCATAGCGCTTGTATTGTCTGTGAGCCTCTGTTGTGATTCTTCCTGTGCCTTAACTGCCTTGCGCCATTCATAGATTGTCTTTATCAGTTCCGCTATTTTTAGAACACCCCAGGCGGCAGCCGCGGCAAGGCCCAGCTCAAGAGCCACCCCTGCCAGCCCGGCCTGTACAGCGACGGCATTGATAGCTGCTCGCAGGTTGCCCAGCCATGTGATAATACCTGAACCGGTCATAACTATGAATGCGGCATTGAGCCCTTTTATAACTACAGCCAGCTTGGAAATAATAGAAATCATAGCACCAGTACCGGCAAGAATAATGAGAAGCTTTTTCCACTCCACTGCAAACTCAACAATCCTTGCCGCTGCTGTCACTAATATTGAAATCACTTTACCAATTTCACCGGCATTTTCTTTTACAACCTTTGCTACATTACCCATTGCATCATTCAGATCTTTACTATTTGCGACGGAATTGATTATTTCTTTCCGGATCTCCGCAAGCGCACCGCCGAATGTGTTCGCGCTGGCAGCAGCCCGCCCCTGAAACTGTTCGCTCTGCTGTAAAAACACGTTATACCTGGCCTGGGCCTTTTCCAGATCGGTTAAATCCTGCCATGCCTTTATATTGGCCTTGTCGGCTTCATAAACGGACTTTACATAGTTTTCGTTAAGGGTAAGACCTAAGTACTCTGCTGATTCTGCTTCACCCCTCAGGGCCGCAGTTACGCGCTCTATGGCCCCTTCCAGATCAACCTTTCCAGCTCCAAGATCCGCAGAACGTTTTATAACCACCTTCATTTGCTCTGCAGAGAGCCCCAGGCGTTTGGTCATATCTACTGTCCTGGAGACAGCACCTTTAAGCGCTGTGTCAGAATAAATACGGAGTTCCTTTGATAAATCCTTTACGGTTTGTTCCCATTCTTGGACAGAACCTACCTTATCAAACTCTCTATTGGCAGCGGCAACGGAGGTCTGCATGGAAAAAGCGGCATTATCAGCATCCTGCATGATCTGGGTTGCCTTGCGTAATGCCTGAAAACCGATAATACCTGTGAGCATGCTTTTTACAGCGCCGGATAGGGCGGAAACGGCCTTATGTCCATTGCCGGTTTCCTTATTGAATGCGGCAACCGCCTCTTTGCCCTTGGTAAAGGCGCCTTTGATGCCGGCTTGAGCCTGGGCAGCGGCTTCTTTTACGCCCTTGGCAGTGGCGGCTATTATAATATTGACTTTGTTTTTTTCTGCCATTATAATTTTACCATGTTCGGTTTTCTAAAAATATTCATCGGTATTGTTTTGGTTCCAATGCCTTTCATTTACAGCCTCTCCTGGGCAACCTTCTTTATTTTACTGGCCGGTCTCTGGTTTATTCTTTCCGGCATTTTAAACACTATTTGGCTATTAACTCTTTCAAAAAGGCCTGCCAACTCTCCTGATCAGCAAACCCTGCCCTGACAGCAATCGCCATATCTCTTATTTTCTCATTATTGAGACTGGCGCTTTCATTTAGAGCGACCGTAAAGAAACACCATCCATATTCCCAGGCGTTTGCGTGACCGCGTTCAATGAGTCTGCAAATGCCTCTGTCAAGTGTGCCTTTATCAAGTTCCCGAGCATCTTTGTTATCTCCAGACGCCCGGCCCATTCTAAAAAATCGGCATTCACCTCTTTAAATGCCTCCCAGATTATCTTCAGCTCGGATGGAGCCATCGCTTCAAGTTCTTCTTTTTTAATATCAGTTACAACGGGCAAAAACCCACCCAGTAAAGACATGATGTCATCTTCATTGGTTTCAGTCATTTCGAGCAACTGCCGAACGTCTTTGATCCGGAGTTCTTTAACGGTTATTTCCTTGTCATCAATTTTTATTGTTTTTGATTTTCTCATTCTGACCCCGTTTCACTATGTGATTTTCAAATCTCAATCAAATATCGGCTTTAGCCGATGGTTTCCACCTTATAAAACTCCTGCCCGCTCGGCTGCGTTGCATCCTTAAGCACGCTGGCCGTAACGCTCAGGATCGCAGCGCCTTCGCCTATCATCGGGAAATCGCCGTTCATCAGGATGTTCACTTTATGAAATGTCCATCTTGTGCGTACGCCCACATCATCCTTATCAGATACAAAAATGAGCTTCTTCTGCACGCTGCCTGCGCTCATGCCGTGTATATATTTTGTGTTTACAGCTTCATAATCGTATGAGATTAAATCCGTGTCGATTATGTCACCGCCTGATAGCTTTCTGATATAGCCATAATCCGGGTCAAGGGTATAGTCATCGCCTTGCACACGCCTTGCCGTTCCAGCCGCATTTGTAATTACAACATCCTCCAGCAATTCTACCCCGGTAGGGATTATATAATGGGTATCCTGTGTTTTATATACCTGCAGGGTCGGCACAAATGTACCGGATACGTTAACCAGCTCAATAAACCCTGCGCCCTTAAATGCGATCTTGCCCGTCGCTCCAGATGTTACCTGGGTTACAGAGTCGCCGGTGGCAAGTGTGCCGGTTATTTCGCCTGTGAGCTTGGTCGAAAACACATTAAGGTGCCCCAGGTCAATATAAAGGTCATCAACCAGAGCAACATCCGCAGATGCCCCGATTTCATCCGCATCTACAGTACCTGCTGATTGATTAGCCGTATTGATGGCCGCTCCCATGAGCGCCATCTTAAGATTTTCATTTGTCATTTCCCGGAGGCCGAAGGTGAGCTGTGCCTCCGCCTCATTTATGACTTCAAGTATTGTTGCCCGTGAGGCATTCCGGGTGCTTTTCATTTTTTCGGTAGATTGCGTCAGGCTGAATGCCAGGGTCTCAAGTTCCCCCAGATCATCGAATGATGCCCCGCCCACTGCGCCCGCATAAGCCCTGCCTGTGCCGTTATAACGAATATTATTTGCGTTTGATGCTAATGCCATTTTCTCCTCCATTTCTTAAAGGTTTTTAGGTTTTAGGTTTTTAGGCTTTTACTGACAGCCTTCAGCCTAAACCGCTTCAGACTGATTTAATCGTTTGAAACTCATATTTCGCCGAATAAAAACAGAGCCCTTTTTTGGGGGCCAGGTACATCGGTGCTGCGCCCTTTAACCGCATTATCCCGGATGGGTGAATCTTTTTTCTATGCAGTAAAGTTTCACTCAGCGCCAGGATGTCGTATACCCCGGTATTTGTTGAGCTGCCCTTTTTAGCATGCTCAGTGCCCCTCAAATTTTTATCGCCAATGATCAGCAAAACTCCGATATCCTCTTCATCATACCGATCTTTATTCCTGAGAGAGAGGCCGGTTGCCACTACATAAACGCACGGGAAAAGCTTTGTCAGTTTTGCGAGCTCCTCAATATCCTCAGCCTCAGCCTGCCCGGCATAAAGCTCCAGGGTTTTTACCCCCTGCGAGGTTAATGGCGCAAGGGCTGTCAAGACCAATTGCTCAAGCTCTTCAAGTTCATGCATTTTTTGTCCCCTTCAAAATTCTAATCGCAAACCATAGACGTTTTTTAAATGGCATCTGTCCTATTTGCCGGATCATCGCGATAAATCTTTCGTTTGCTTCCCTGCGCGCAATCTGTCTGATCTTTTTTCCCATCTTGCCGGACATTAAAAACCACTCATTTTTGACCGGTCAAATATCCGGTCATTTGACAAAATATTAACTGTGTCGCGGGTATTAACCGGAGCCGGTGTTGCTGCCCCGAGACTGATCCTGCCGTCCGCTACTTTCTCCAAAAACCGGATAGCCTCTTTATGTCGTTCAATTCTGATATCCGGCGCCGTATCACCGCGTCGTGAAAACAGATTATATATGGCTATATCAACGCTGATCTGCCTGATTTTATCAGGCACGGGATCAAGAGGGATCATATATATGCCCTGACAGTAGGCGTTAATCGTAGCATCCGCATCGGCAATGGCTTTTGCAACCCTTCCCTCGTTTACTTCACCGGCATCTTCATCATCGGTCAACTGGATAAGGCTATCCTCATCCAGTTGATCAACAATGTCTGATTGTATGCTGTATGTCATTATTTTTTACCTTTTCGGCTTTTGTTTTTTACTTTCCGATTTTGGATCATCGCCTTCTGGATTCTTTTCCAGTTTAACTGTCAGCATAGGTTCAGCCTGTAAAATTTCCAGCTCTTTGGTGGAAAATTTATTATCAGGGTATTCAACCGGACCCTTCGGATGTGCAATTCCGCACCGCCTGAACAGATGCTTTTTACTAGTTATTTTGATCATTATTTCCTCCGCTTTTAATGATTGAGACAAAGGGCATATAACACTATGCCCTTTATGCTATGCCCTGTGCGTTATCCCTGCCCGGTTGATCCATAGCTCATCTGCCACAGACCATATCCGCCTGCGCATCTTGCCTCAGCGCCGAACCGGAATTTTTTGCGCATAAACACGCTGTCCGCCTCTTCGCCCACCTGCTGCACAAAAACAGGGGCCTTGCGTTCCTGATAAACAAAGGGTTTAAGCGGCCTGTTCGTAACATGCAGAAACCAGGCAGTAGAGCTTGTGAGCCTGGGGTTGACGAGTATTTTAGCGGTGCCCTTGTATGGATTAGGACTCTCATCAGTGAGTCTATCATTTTCGAGCAACAACTTTGCAGTCGCTTCCAGCGCAGGTGGAACCTCAAGCAAGTCCGGAATCAGCGCAAGAGGTCTGCCCTCATCATCTTTAAAACTCATAATAGCGAGCCTTGCTGCGCCATAACTAGCCGCTGCTGCTGCTGTTGTAGCTGCTGAGAGTGCAGCAGTCCCCTTGTTGCTGACGCTAGCGCCAGCTACTTCGTGATCTGTGTCGTAAAAATACTGTCCGTCGTAACACAAATTAGAAAATGCGTTATTTTTAAGATCTGCGTCAATCTCATCAGGGAGTTGTTTTGCGCTGAATCCGGCATCCATTGCTTGCGGCTGATAAATTCCGATTGTATCATCCTCTATATCATTGCGGTCAACCTCAATAGTAGCTTCCCAGTCATCATTGACGATCGTATATTTAAAAGCCTCAAGCGTTTTTAATACTTTATCCCCTAACCATTTGCGCATTTTCGGAAATCTTGAAAGCCATGAATAATCATTCTGGCGTGACCCTGATGGTACAAGCATGGTTGTCTGCTGCCATAAAGTTGGCGCTGCATCAAAGGCCTTGTTGAATGTGGTTTTCAGGTTGATGAAAACCGCAGTCAAATTATCTTTGTTAACTAACATGTCAATCCTCCTTGTTAAAAGTTTAATATTATAGCGTCAGGCATATGCCTGGCTGGATTTATCTATTCGCCGTCATCAATCTGAGCAATCAACATGAGATTCAGATCAGCCGCAGCGCCCGTATCCTGAGTCAGTAGAATATCAAAGTCAGTATTAGCCGGGATTGCAATATCAAGTGCCTCATCCTCTGCATTTGTGGCTGTACCAGCAACTGCTACCAGTGTAGCGTCTGCTCCTGATGCGACTTTAATTTCGATTGTGAGCGTTTTACTTTCACCAGGCGCAGTGCCCAGGGTTGCATATGCCCGTTTGATTCGCACTGCTACCGGCAGCTCAAAATTTTCTACCACTTTCTGGTCAGAAGCAGCAGAAGTTATCGTTGCTAGGGCAAAATTAAGGGGAATGGTTTTAGCCAGTTTTTGTAAGGCATGTTCAACGCTTGCCTCGGCAGCAGAAAAATGATCACCAGCATCCGTCATGTCTATTGCGCTGGCAGCGTGTGCGCCACTTGTATCAGCAATATGTGCAGCCAAATCCGCCTGCTTTATCGCAGGCTCAATATCGATCCAGGCGTGTGTTGAGTCAATTATGCCTGCGATAATGCCGCAAAAAATATTATAGGTAGTTTGTGCGGCTAAATCGACGGTCTCATCATCGACCAGAAATACATTATCGCCGATATTAGCAATGGTAACCGTATGCCCTAATTTCACATTAAAAAGCCCCCGCCTTCTTAATACAACCTTGGCGTCACCGTCATTGCCGGAGTTTATTACCTTTTCAGTAGCGACACCCTCAAAAATAAGACCGCTCGCATCGCTTCCCGGAACTGCATAACCATCAGCGCGTACACAAACCAACGAACCGCCGAAAATTGTTGTTGAGCGATATACATCAAACGCATGCTCAACGCCCTCAGTATATTCAAGTTTTTTATCTGCTGTTAAAGACATATTTAAACCTCCTTAAAAGATTATTGTTTTAATTTCAGATCACCGATCTCATCTTTTTTTTAGGCCGTCAACCCGCTATACTTTTTGATATCCTCAGTTGTATTGCCGAAAAGTTTAGCGACATTGAGAACCGCCTCATCTGCCATAATCGCATCCGCCTTTTTATCCTGCTTAGGCAGCTTATCCATAGGGATAACAACCGGGGCCTTGGCAACAAAGGTTTTAAAACCTTCGATATCACGCTCAGCATATTGGATTGCCCAGTCTTTTTGGTCCGGAGTAACCTTGCCATCGGCCATTGCCTTTGCGACGACCTCAGAGGCATCCTTCTCGCGGATCTGCTTCTGGAGCTTGTCAAACTCCTCCTTTGAGACCATGCCCTTAGCACCCTGCTTGAGTGCATGGATAGAGGCAACCACGGTTGATATGTTGTCACCATCCTTGAGATCGAGAGCTGTTAAAACATCCTTTGCAATTACTTCAACCTCTTTGGGCTTAGCTGCAACCTGCTTTTCAAGCTCAGTGTTTTTTGCCAAACTTGCTGTCACTGCTGCCAGTACCTCATCCTCCGTCGCCTCGGCCTTAAGGCCAAGCTTTGCTATGAGTTTTTTTAAAAGTTCGTTCATGCCTTTGTCCTCCTTTTCTTTAAAATCCTCACCCAGCTTGGCCAGGATCGGGGTTAAATTGTTTATCTTCGGCGCGTTTGTAAGGGCCACCGAATGGATGCCTACAAGCCTTTTATCGCTCTTTCTCACGTAAAAAACCGGTGAGAAATAGCGGTATTCACCTTTGCTGATATACTCCGCTGCCTCGGCTGTCCATGTAACCTTGGCCTCAATGCCTCTGCCATCTGTATATCTAAGCTCACTTATCCAACCTGCAGCAGGGGCCTTGTCTCCGTTGATTGTTGCATGTTCATAGTCAATCACTATGTCATTTCCGCGTCCGTTAAATAGGTGATACACAAGCTCAAAGGCCTTGGCATCGACTAAAAACTGCCCTTCACCCTCAATATCATTCCAGCCCTCTTTAAAGAGGAGAAACCATTCAGGAGCATCGTTAACAGCCTGTATGGCCGCGATTATTATCTGTGCAATATGAGCTTTCATGTTATCCTCTCTTTCCCTATGCGCTATACTCTATGCTCTATGCGCAACAGGCATTAATCAAAACCTGATTCCAACTCCTGAGCCACCTGATCCCTGAGCCAATCCGAATACCGGCTTAAATCCGGTTGCCACTTTTGTTCTGCAGGGTTAAATCCAAATCCCTCATCGGGCGTTAAATCTGTACCCTGCGTGGACTCTATCAGCCCTTCCTCTTCCATTTCGGAGGCAGAAAGAGAATTTACCCGACAGCGGCATCTGTAACCATTCGGCGGATACCATGTATCCCAGAACGGATGAGTATGATGATAAATCTTACCGTCCTGTGCCATGTGGCTGGGCCGTGTACGTGAATCATTTACCGCATCGTATTCCCAGTATGGACGCCTGTTTGTGATCGCCTTCATCTGTTTGTGCCTGCCGACGTTATAGGCTGTCTGAATATTTGTGCGATAAAGGTTATCAAGCCTGTACGGGGCCATGCCTTCCCAGCCAAGCTTTTCCATAAGAGCGTCCACATCCTCTCTAAAATCCCAAAAGGTAGTTCCCTCCTCGATGGCCCTTGATATTGCATCATGCAGGCCCTGAAGAATATCTGCAGAGGCAACACGGGAAACGGTAAACGCCATGCTGTTGGCATATTCCCCGACAGACGCAACCAGGGCGTCATATTCCGCGGACGTCATGTCCACCTTATCCCGAAAAAATTCAATTGCCTCTGCAAATGCCATTAATTTCATGCCCTATGCTCCATGCCCTATGCGCCTTGCGTTATATGCTCCGCTATGGAATCGTTTAAATAATCCACGTCCGAATCTTCTAAAAACATATATGGCCGCGCCGGTATTGTGACCGATTTTTTGAGTATAAAAAGGGGTTCAAACCCTTTGCCCTGCTTGCGAAAAATTATTCCTTTAGCCACAAATGTATTCTCAAAATCCGCTGCCCTTTTGGGTACTTTCGTATCTGCCGGGCCCCCGGGAAACGGGATCGTTAAAAACTTCTTATTTTTGGGCTTTATTATCCCGCCATAATGGTGAATAGCCGCATAATCAACCTCACCAGGCCCGCCGCCCGCTGATATCTCCAACCCGCCTTTAGTTTCTGCATATGTCAAGCTGCTTCGCAGCCTGCCGGTATTAACATCCAGAGCGTCTCCTGAGAGCCGTTTTGATATTTTACGCACCATCCTTTCGCCAAAATCCGCCAAAGGCTCATGCAGATCCGCGGCCCGGTCGGAGATCCCATCCAGCACCTTGATCACCTTGTCTTCATCTGCTATTTTTATTACAAATTGCATAAATTCTCGCTAAGTGCATGGCACATAGAGCATGTGGTTTTTACACTTTGCGCTTTGCCCTCTGCGCTCTGCTTCTTCCGGCATCCATCGCTCCTGCTAAAGCCGCGGTTGCCAGTACATCCCTCAAAAGGGCCTCCATATCCGCCTTATCCATACCCGCATAAACCTCAAATATCGTATCCCTCAGCTCATCCAGACTCGTAGCAGATGCAATCAGTTTGCGAACAGGGGCGTCCAGCCTTTTCATGATTTCCGATGCTTTACCCAGCCCATCATCCGCCAGTTCCTCCAGTTCCATCTGTTCAGGGTCAAAATCCGGCCCAGGATCGTTTTTTGCCACTGCCCGTGCATACCCATTGTCTTTAGCGTTCGCCACAGCCACGGCTTTTTTGGGCCTTTTGGCGGCGAAATTAACGGGTGTCTGAGACCTTGGTTCTAAAATTTCCTGATCCTTTTCTGGAAGCGGGATTCCGAATCGCTCACTCACGTGCTCTGCAGAAACAGGCTGGCCGAAACTGATAACGTTTTTATAAACCTCACTTAAAACTTTAAGGTCCTCTTTTTCGTTCCAGATAGCCTTATAACCCGGCACTGGAGTATCCCAGCCATAATTGAACCCTACAAGCGGGCGTATAAGCTGGTATCTCACGGTAGATGCAATCGCCCTGGTATCGGCTTTGGCTAGATCAATACGTACCTCATTATGTACCTGCGTCGCTGCATATGAGCCAACCTCTCCCACGTCAGCGGTAAGGGTCTGGCCCAGCAGGGCCTTGCTTATTTCCTTGGCACAAAATTTAAGCATTGCATCGTATGGATTATCGCCAGTGGTCCCCTTTTTTACAGATTCAACAAACTCGATCTCTGTATTTTTGCTTATAATTCCGGCTGCATCAGAGCCCAGGGATTGGATCGCAGCAATAAGTGCATCCTTGTCTTCTGTGGATGCTCCGGCCTCGTATTTGCCAAGACGCAATGGCATCCCGAAAACTTCTAAAAATGCCATCCAGTCCTTAAGCGAGTAATTGCGAAATAAAAACATCCAGGCACAAACGCGATAGAGCCCGGATTTTGCAGCGTGCCCGGCCTTGCCGCCATAACGATGGAAGAGCACCTTCCAACTAGGTATTTCCTCACCCATCATATGCGCATCCGACATAAGTTTTGGGTATTTACGCAAATAACCCCTTTCATCTGTAAACAAAAACCGTTTTTGTTCTATAAATTCAAGCCCGCTTGGCATTGCCTGTCCTGAGGATGTATCCCACGTAATTTCGAGCGCCGAAAAACCTTTGCCTACACTATCCTGGAGAGATATAAGCGTATCATCCCAGTCGCTCATATTATCGAAGTACTCCTGGACAAATTCTGCAACCTTTACATCTCTGCTATCTTCTGTCGCAGGTAAAACTTTGAATTCTATATTCAGTATGGCGTTTCGGCGTTTTTCGCCCTCTCCTAAAAGGTGAGCGTCTTTCTCTTCCATCAGTTCAAACAGTTCTGCTTGACGTGATACATTGCCGGTATCCGCCTCTCGTAAAAGCGCTGTAAGCCTCTGAGGTGTGAGCCCGCTTGTAACATATTCGCGCCATGAATCCATCACCGGCGCGGCTGCGAGCGGCCTGCTTTCAGGTTTTTTACGGGTTTCAACCGGTCTCCCGAATTGATCTAATATTGTCATATTCTTAACCCTCTGCTCTATGCCCTATGCGCATTACCATGCCCCTTTTATTCCGCCAAAGGCGCGTTTTTGTATGGTCTGGTATTCAATTGGGCCAGCCGGAATATTCGCAGCATCAAGAGCCATAAATCCTGCCCATGTCCTGTCCGCATGACCCGCGCTGTCAGACTCAGCCACAAACCTCGGTGTACCAGTCGGTCCTGTAACTTTTTGCAATTTATGGAGGTCAGATCTTAATGCCTGATCTCCCATTGGTATTCTGATCTTTTTATCTTCAAACGCCTCTTTGCCTACGGTTGCCAGGTGTAGTTTTGATGCAGATGTAAACAATATCCCTTCAACCCTGTACTCACCGTGTCTCTTTTTTGCATCCTCAACAGGTTTTTCTCCCATGCCTGTCTGGTCCATCTCGCAGCGGATCACGTTATACCGGCCAAAAACATCATCAAGCAGATAATCCTGTTCAGCAAAACTGATTCGTTTTCTGGCTATTATTTCCCGAGTCCAGAGCACATCACCCACCTTTTCGAGCACCCATATAACAAACAGGTCATTTCTGGCTGCGATATCAACGCCAACAAAACACATGCCTCCGGCGTAATACTCAGGGTAACCTGCAAGCTCATGCTCAACAGCGCTTATAAGTTCAAACGGGAGCCACGCGCTCGCTTCATCAAGCCATTTCAGTTCATATTCCTGCGCCCAGGCGTCTTCGTCATTAAGGGCAGCTCTCAATTCGGGGATGTTGCGGGGCAGGCCATCGTTAACAGCCTGATAAATATCAGTGGTCTGGCGATACCAGATACTGTCATTAGAGGTCATTAGATCATAAAACTTATTGCCCTTTCCGTTTGGTGTCGAGACAACGCGTAGTTTCCAACCTGCCGAGATTACGGGGAAAAGAGCCGCCCATATTTTTCTTGAGTCCTGGTGGAATGCAAACTCATCAAGAAAAACATTGGCCGAGAAACCACGGGCTGTGTCAGGATTCGCCGGGAGAGCTGTTATCTTAGAGCCTTCAGGCCACTCAACCTCCAGGGCTCTGTATGTGGCATCTCCCCCCTTGTAATCATACTCAGTTGATTTTATTAAAGTGCCAAGCGCCTGGGCATGACGTTTTACCCCTTCCTCCATAGCTTCCTTTGCCTGCCTTTCACCACGGCTCAGAATAACCCATCGGGTTCTTTTTTTTGCCATATCAGCAAACTGGCAATCCTGCACGATTTCAAATGTTGTGCAGAATGTTTTGCCCGTCTGCCTGGCGAACATACCGATTTTAAATCGCTTATCATTTGCGATCCAGGATGCTTGGTATGGGTAAAAAAACGAATCAGACACCGTAAGTCTCCTTGATTATTGCCTTGAGGCGATCAACCGTCATAACCTCTTTATTTTCACTCTCTTCATTCTCCAGGGCGTTTTCCTTGTCTTCACAACCTCTGTATTTCCTGCCCATCTCTTCAGCCAGGTTCATTGCCTTTTGAATATCCTGTACCCCTTTAAAATCAAGGGTATCAGGCTGTTCGAGCATTTTTACAAGTTTAAAATTTATAGCCTTTTGAAGCGCAGCTATTGCCTCTGCAGGCGTTTTGATTTCGATATCAGGTCCCTTCCCTCCGGTTTCAGCATTCAGGTTTCCGCCCTCTGCCTTTGGCTCAACCATCGTCCTCTCCAGCGTCGCAAATGCATAAATCTTCTGAGGGTCAAGAGAGGTCATTGCGTCTTTAATCAGTTTCAGCCGGGTCATTTTTCCGTAATATTTTATATCCCTGGCTGCATTCTGATATTCCCGGCGCCGTTGAACCCATTCACCCTCAGATGACCAATTCGCCAGTGTCCGCCCGGAGATAGCAAGCTGCCCTGCCACCTCCTGGAGAGTGAGGCCATCAATGATAAAGAGCTCTTCAGCCCGTTGTCTGGTATCCGGGTCTATGGCCACGTCGGTCTTTCCCCTGCATCTGATCTGCCCAGGATTTCTTCAGCTTTCGCAATTTCCGCAAGTTTTTCCCTGAGCACACTGTGCTTTCCTGCAAAATCAAGGGCCTGTTCCGCAACCAGTGTTGCATCGATTTTTTCGATCTTTTCAAGCGGATCAAGGTTTTCCCGCATAGCCTTTAAAAGCCCGTTAAGGGCGGTTTTAAGCTGCATTACATCCTGTTTAAGTAATGCCAGGTGTCCCTCGTATTTTAATCTTTCATTCATCTTTGTACTCCCTGTGCCATTTTTTCCAGCCTCACCATCGGGCAATATTGGTTTGTTTCAATGCTGTCCACCAGTTTCTGATTTATTTGCGCTGTCATTATATATGCATCCTTCAGGTCGGAGGCCAGTGCCGCATAATTACGGTTAAGGGCATCATGAGACTCAACGAGTCTCACATTATCCTCGTACATGCGGCGAATCTCGGCCATGTCCCGTTTATAAGAGCCGAGGATTTCCTGGACATACTGTTTGTTTTCATCCATGATCTTTCGGATTGATTTCGTGTCCATCCACCACATAAAGGCAATCAACCCGATAGGGCCAAAGTTTTTGAAGACATCCAGCAGCAGCGACAAACTCATAGATTCCATTATTTCCCTCCGGTGATCATGTTAATGACTTTATTATTAACCCCGTTTTTTTCCATACTGCGTCCCATTATCCAGACTCCGCAAACACCGGTATATGACCACCAAAATTCTGTGGGGAGCGACAATTCCGGGAGAGCACGGCCTGAGATATATGTGATGATCGGGAATGCAACGTGAACCATAAAGATGAAAGCGAGACCGGCATAAACAATAGTTGGACGTGCGCGTTTGGTATATGAGTCCCCCTGTCCCATCTCAGACACTATAATGGCTTTCTGTGCCTCGATCAGAGCGTTCTCACGCTCCTGGAGGATCGCCTGCAGGCGAACCTGGGCGGCAGCCTTTTCGGCCTCAGACATACGATCCGGGAATATCTTATCGATAATCCCTTTTGCCATTTCCGCCACTGATCCAAGCCCTGTTACATCCATGCCGCACTCCGTGCATCTCAAATTTGAGATTTCAAATTTCAAATTTTTCTTACATTAACCGCCTTCGGCCCTTTGGAAGAGGCCTGGGCCAAAAATTCCACCGCCTGCCCTTCAAACAATGTTTTTCGCCCGGGTCCCTCGATGTCAGAATAATGGACAAAACAATCCGGCCCATTTTCCTGTTCGATAAAACCAAACCCTTTCCTTTCGTCAAACCATTTAACTTTTCCAGTCGCCACTTTTCTTTCCTCCTTATGCATATAACCAGATCACTCTCGGCTCTTTCTGCCTGTCAATATCCAAGTGTATAAAATTAGTTCCTATCCCGATTCGATGTATGCCCAATCGGATTGCCGAATTTATAATACGATATCGGGTGCGGGAATCAGGCGTCGCAACATCCCAGGCAAGGCCTTTGAGATGGCTGGAGGTTGGAGATCCACCAACTGTCTGATTATGCTTAGCGCAACGATATCCGGATATTATAATTACCTTATCACCCACATCAGCCTCGATGCTGGCATGCATGGCCTCAACGCGTGGATCAATCATGTTTTCATTACAGCATGCACATCTAAATTTTTTATCTGCCATTTTCTCCTCCGTCATTCCGCGACTTGATTCAAGGAATCCCTCTTACCTAACAGCCTTCAGATAAACTGCCTCAGCCTGGGGCTTTCAAACATGCATTTATTTTTCCGCCAATCCGGCGCCATAAACGTCCCACATCTCTGTGTCTTGGCCATCCAGCCATTGCACTTCTCAGTGCAAAACTTTCTATCAACTTTGTCCTGATCCACCGTATACTTCTTGCCCGCCATAGCTTCAGCGACGGCGGGTCCGTTCATTCGATGTTCAAAGTTTATTGTTGGATGCTCGACGTTCATCCTATTAACGTTACCCCCCAAAAAAACAAAAGGCCGACACTCCGGGACATCTCTGTCTCAGAGTGCCGGCCCGATGTTATCGGTCTCAGCAATGGGCCTTATTTCAGCCCTTCCCCGTTAACGGCAATTCCTGCGATCTGCTTTCGCTTGACCCCCAGGGCAACACCATTGGGTGGTTGTCGCAGAAATTATATCGCCGGACGGGACCGACGGCCTGAAGCCGCCTGATGATTTTTTCTTTCCGCTTTAAGATTTCAGCATTTAATTAATTTGAGCAAAATTACTCCCTTTTGTCAAGTGTTTTTATATCTTTATCCCTCATCATCAACATAGTCAGGTTTAAGCTCATTGATACCTGGATGATGCAACCTACCAGCCTACAACCTAAACAGTCTCCTCAGCCACGCAATTAGCCTGCCTAAGAAACTTCTATGGCCCCCGGCGCCTCCGGAGGCAGAAAGTCCAAAGGGACTATCACCTCTGGCCCGCTGGCAGAGAGGTTGCCCTCATCATCATAAGCCACCATTGCAACCCTGTATGAGCCATCCAGATTTTTAAGCTCGTTAAATTCCCCAGGCACCTCAAACGTAAGCCTGCCGCCCACATCCACAAATGGCGAATCCTCAGTCAATTGCTCGCCTTCAGGACAATAATACATCCTGTAACCCACCACATCCTGAGATGGAGAAGATTCAAAAATCACTGTTTTTTGCGCTGTAATCCTTGATTTAATTGCCATTTTTTTCTGCCTCCCGGATTTATTGTTTCCTTTTAAAAACCGGCTTACCCGGTGGTAATATCTTGGGCTTAACCTCCCCGGTATTCACCTCATTTGAAAAATTCGATTCCAACCCGGCTGTATCCACCGCCGTAACTGCAAAATAATAGACCACGCCATCATCAGGGATCTGGCATTTGTATTCTGTTTTGAGCCCAATATTTCCGCTGTTAGCCGTGTATATCCTCGATGCTGTGCCCCAATATACCACATAGTGCGACAGATCCGGCTCACTGTTTGCATCCCATGTGAGTGTCACCTCCCGTGCCTGTAGAGGCATGGCGCCCATGCCCAACCATAGCAAAGCACCAATAATAAGGGTTTTAAGAAATCTATTCATATCCGATCCGTCAAATATGTCCTATCAGTCTATCTTCTGTCCAACCAGCTCCGCCAGATCCTGCACCCCTCTTTCCCTTTTAAACTCCGCAAGGGTCTTTGGTTTTTCATCCGGCTTCTGATCTCTGGCTTCAGCCCTCTGCCGCTCCCTTGCTGTTTCTTCAGCGGCCGTCATCCCCTCCGCACTCAACCTCTTTGGCTTCAAACAATTTTTTCCGTCCGCCTGGGCAAGTTCTCCGCCAAGCATAACTTTTTTCAGATAATTATGGTTTTTAAACCCGTACTTTTCCGCATCCACAACAGCCCGTATTGCAGCAATGATGCGGCTTTTATCAACACAATATCGCTTTCCATCATACTCAAACTCACCTTTTTCAAGCAGCTTGCGAATATCAGTTAAAAGCCGAATCTTTTTTTTTTCGCCGACTGATCCCCACTGCCCAGGCCGGAAACAGTCGCAATATTCGTTAAAAAGCACCCAATTTTTTTCTCCGAAAAATGCCGCCAATTCAACAAGCTCATCCTTGATCCCCTCTTTAATACAATCATCAACACAAAATTTTGACCGACATACCGGACATTTCATTTTAACCTCTCTCAGTTTTAACTTTCGTGTCTTTCGTGTGTTTCGTGGTTAAACTCTTCAATCCCATCTTTAAACAACCTGACCACCATCCAAACCGCCACGGGGATCTCGATCGCCAACAATAACGACATTATCCAAACCCTGTTATCCGATATCACCCTCATAATGCTTTCCATCTTATCCCTCTGTTCCGTGCGCTTTGCCCTCTGCTATAAGTACAGCCTGCCCCATAACCTTACCAAACTGCCTGGCTTGCTTAACCGTCGGCATCAAAATATCAATCCTCTGTGTATGCCTCGCGTGCATTAAATCCTCGATCACAAACACACCCAAACCCGCGATATACACGGATCTGCCAAATGTCCAACCGTCGTTAAACAGATCCCTGGACACCGCTATTGTACGCCCCGGCCTGGGTCTTACCATCATGGCCGTCATATGAGGAGAGGCGTCGCATTCCCGGGAGCGGGCAGTATATGCTGTAATAGTAACCGCCCGATTGTATTTATCCGCCAGGCGGCTCTCCAGCTCGGCAATATACATTTCCTGATTAGCGATCAACTCCCGGCTCAACCTAATCTCTGCCTGCTGCTGCCCGATGATGCGGTTATTATTAGACATCACCAATAGGGAGCCGATCACGTAACAGATGACACAGATAATCGCTATGTAGATGTCCTTACGCATCTATCCCCTGAGTTCCTTAAATATGGCGCCAAGGAGTTCTTTTTTAACACTGGCAATTATAAATTTCGCAGCTTCCTGAATTGATACCGCATTCTCCCCTTCGACCCTGGCAATATCCCGGGCGAGAGAGGATTCTATTGAGGCCGGTATTAAGCCTGTCTCTACAACAGGTTTTATTTTTTTAACCTTACCATTTTTCCCACCAACCTTTCCGGCTCTGAGGTTAGCCATATATTCGGATGTGCATTTTTTGCATACGCTCTTATATCCATCCGATCCAGTCTTGGATTTATGAAAATCTTCTTCTCTGTTTTTTTCTTTTTTGCATTTTGTACATATTTTTGTTGTCATTTTTTCTCCTAATTCTATATGTTCATCACCAGAGGCAAACCTCGCCTCAATCTTCTTTATAATATCCATCCTCGTAGGTTTACGTTTATCCCTGACCGCCGATTTCAGATTTCCGACATCAGTTCTTATTGACTTACCCTGGGCGCAATCAACGCATTCCTCGAATGACATCCCCATATTTGGATCATGCTGCCATGTGCCAAAAGTCGAGGTAAATCCGCCCTGACGTTTAATGCAATCCGCCTTTTTCATCCGTGTTTTAAAACGATCACACAGAAAATAATCCGGTCCGTTCAATATTTTTTCTATCGATTCCATTCGATATTCCTTGCGCCTTGAGCCCTGTAAACACAAAATATTACAACCATCTGATTCACCATTCACAAATCATCCTTCACCATTATTCGTAAGCCACTCCATCGCATTCTCATACGCCTCCTCATACCCCTGGCCAATTTTGAGGTACAGTGCCCCCTGGTATGACGATGGCAAAGACTTAAAACAGGTGTAACAAAACGAAGACCCTGGCCGCTTGGTACCACCGCAGACACATTCATTGCTTTTAAACTCTTTAATGTACCAGATCCGGTCCCGTTCCACCTGGCTCATAGCCTTCTTACCCTGACCTCTGTCCTCTGACCTCTGACCTCTGTCTGTCCTGACGACTCCCTCCGGACATTCCCGGATAAGCGTCAATGGCCGAGAACAATTATTCACTTCGCCTCGACTAAAATCCCTGCACCTTGTATTGAAACACTTTATTAATACTGACATTTTTTCACCCTTGCGATCATCACTTTTTTACAGTTTAAACACTCACAGCTCTCGCCATGTTTAAAAGCCAGCAGGATAAAATGCACTTTAAGCCCTTGTCTTATCTGTACTGCTTCCATCTTTCTTGCCTAATAGCCTACAGCCTGTACGGGCACGGCGCACCGTGCCCCTACGCCTGCTTTTTAATCTCCCAGCTAATATTTTCCTTCGGCTTTTTAGACGCCCCAATAGCCGCCAGTTTTTCATCATTCCATTTCTCAATTACAGGCCGGTCAATGTTCTTAACGATTATGATCCCGTCAGACCAGCCCAGCCCCTCGATCTTTTCAACCGCATCCTTCGGGATAGTGACCTTATCCTCTTTGGCATACAGTATGATCCCGTGAGGGAGAGAAACCTTGTCACCATCCAAACCGAACAAATCAACCCGGTTTTTAAGCGCAAATTTCTTGAGAGCCTTTTCAGCATCGGTTTTCATCTCTTTCAGAACAGCCAGATCACCGGCATAACGATCACGGATCTTGCTCATCTCCTCCTCGATGCAAGCCTCAATATTAACAACCTCCAACTCACAAGCCCCAACAGCCATAAGCATTTCATCAGCTTTATCTCTGATCTCTGACATCAGCCCTCTGACCTCTGGTATTTTCTTCTTTCCCATCTTAAATCTCCTGACTTCTGTCTTCTGACTTCTGACTACTGAAATTCAAACTCATCTGCCCAATCAACTCCGGCAAACTCACCTTCCTGATCTTAGCCTCCATCGCCAGTTTTTTAAGCGCAGGCCTGTGCAGCATACTACCCAGATATTCCTCAAGTTCGCTTCCTGCCCTGGGTAGATAATATCCTCCGCCATCTCTGGCACATGTAGACCCAATCGCCCGGCCCTGGCTGCGCACAGCAGTCACAAGCTTCCTGATCTTCTTTGTGTCATTAATCTTGTGTGCCACAGGCTCGTTAAACACCTGGGTATAAAGCACGTCCATACCCACAGCATTTTCTTTGCCCATATGATCCAACAGAGCCTCCAGCAGCCGCGCCTTTGCCTCATCAAACGTCAGGTCATCTTTTTTAAAAGGCATGTGTCCCCCTTGTAGGGGCAGGCCCCCGTGCCTGCCCGCTATTAATGGATTCCAAAACCGCCAACAATCTCTTGAGCTTCCCTGCATCCTTACACCAGTTAAGTTCATCAACCCCGCAAATCTTTTTAACCAGCCCGCTGGCTGAAGTCACCAAACCCTCATCCAAAGCCTTATCCAGCAGGCCTCTGGCCCTGATCCTTAAGGCTGTTACCTGATACCCTCCCTGCGCCTTGCGCCCTGCGCCCTGCACCTTAAACCCCTTTGATTCAAAATACCGGATGACATTTTTTAACTGGTTAATATTTAACTGCCTGGAGCTGCGTTTCCCTGGCGCATGGGCCTCAATGATGTCACGGTAATCATCCTCCTCGATGCACAGTTTAGCGCGGGCAATATGCACTTTGGCCAGCAGCGCCAACCTCATTTTATCCCTGTTTGTGTTATTACCCTGTGCCATCTTATTTCGTGCCTTTCGTGTATTTCGTGGTTAAAAAATCTTCCAACTAAACAAATTCTGCGACTACTCCATTACTTGCATGCGGTACTTTACCCGGTCCGCAACGTTATAAACCCACTCCGGCGTTGTCACGCAAGCTCTCCGGCCAACCCTTACCACATGGCCAGCCTCAAGCAGCTCTTCAACAATATCAAGCACATAACTTTTTTTCGTGTTCGCCAGACTGGCAATATCACTAAGCGTAAATTCCGTTGAGATATAAATTGCTTTTAAAATTTTGCTCTTTACCGGGCCGACCTTGCCCTTGTATGAGCTGTTATATTTCATCAGACCTGATGGCGTCTTTATTATCTCCCCGCGTTTAACAAAATCACCGATGGCCGAAACAACCCGAGTTACTTCCTTGCCCGGAGCAACATTCAACTCCCGATACAGAGTAGAATATGCAACCGGTCTGGAGGTACCCATGAGCACACGACGGATATCCCCAGCCAGCCCGCTTCTTGGGCTCTTGCCTTCCAGCTTTGAGCTTTCAGCTTTGAGCTTGTTTTTATCTTTTCCCGTCTTCATCGATAATCGCCTTTACCAGGTCTTCAGGTATAGTTTTTAGTCCGGAGGCCTCAATAGCCCTCTCAATGTCCGCCGCTATTTTAAGCACCGGCCTCCAGTCTCCCTGGGAATGCCGGTGAATAAGGCTTGCAACCGCGGGCTCTATGTTTTTTTCCAGGGATTTCCTAAAAAATACAACTATGTCCGGTTGTGTAATCGCACCAAAGTCCATGCTCCGCCGAACACGGCTTGATAGCCTGCGTCTTGTGGCAATGCGGCTCCTGAGCCCGTCTTCACCAATCAGCAGTACCGGGCATGCATAGCGCTCATTCATGTTTCTGAGCATCTCTAGTATTTTCATGGGCAGCAGATCCGCCTCATCTATAATAATGATGCGCCTCAATCGGTTCATTTCAGACTGGATCACCTCCAGGCACGCGGCCATGCGTCCGGGCCGAACCTTTGCCAGGTCAATGGTGATCTCCTGAAGGAGAGTAAGCGGGCTGGTGGTTATCATGGGCGGGATATAAACCGCACTGCTGTTCACTGCGTACCTCTTTGCACTCTCTGATTTACCTCTGCCAGCAGGCCCTGTAACCACTGCCAGTGAAGGCCCTATGAGGCTCCGCCTGTCTTCAAGCTCCGCACAAATATCGTTAAACCGTGTAACATTGTCCGTATCCAAAAATATTTCCTTCATCGTTCCATCTCCTTCTTTATACTGGCACGGGCACCGTGCCCCTACATCTTTTACCGTTCGTGTATTTCGTGTTTTTCGTGGTTAACTCTTATCTTCCCTAACAGCCTACAGCCTAAACCGCTTCATACGCACGCACTGTCTCCCAATAATCGCGCTGATCTTCATTCATCCGGCCTTCATAATCCTGTTTAAAATCAACATCCGCCTGGGCCAGCTCATCCCCATGATTTTCGGCCTTAATCACCCACTTATACCTGTCCAGTTCTGTAAGAAAGTACTGCGGCCTGGAGAGAGGTTTTTGACTTCTGACTTCCGACCTCTGCCCTCCGACCTCTAACTTCTCGCTTCTATCCTCAATCTTCCTGATCCCCTCCTCCATCTCCTCTGGAGACAACTCCCTGTAAATTTCCCTGTTTTTCTCCTGGATGGCCTTGCGCTCTGATCCAATCACGGCGGCTGCTTTTTCAATGGTGGAAACCTTGCTGTACTCCAGCATATCCGGTATGCCAGACGTAAGAGCCCGGTATTCAAGTATAAATCCTTTGCGATGGCGTCGCTTTTCTTCAATCTTACGCGCGGTCAAATCCGGGTTAATCATGGAAGAGTATTCCACCGGCTCTGCCCTGCAGATGTAGTTGCCATCATCAAAAACAAGCAGCCAATCCGGGTCAAGAGGGTCATACCTGAGTTCAACCCGCTTCCCGTGCAGGTCAATCATGTGCGGTCTTGCGTCGCTGCAATCACAGCGTTCACGCTTGTCTTCGTATGTTTCACCCTGGAAGAGTATACGCCCGCGGTCAATAATACGGCCCTTGTTAACGCGAGGTAAAAACACCAGGTCAATGGCCTCCTGGCTAAGCATTACAGGCTTCCAGCCGTCCACAGCGCACTGTTTGAGGCATTCCAACGGAGTAGCGCTCTTGGGTTTTGGACGCCATTTCCATTCTTTTAAAACACCGCGGTGCGCCTTTTTGCTGTTGTAATAGTCCATTGCCTTAAGCACAGTGAGCACAAATTCACGGTAAGTGAGGAGTTTACCGGCCTCTCCTAGCCTTTTGATCTCAGCCCAGGCAACGTCGTTTTCATGGATGTCTCCGCCCAGGATGGCTGTAGATCCGGGCACGCAGAAATGGTCAACAAGGATAGCTTCAAGCACATTAAATGTGCCCTCAATCATCTTTGCCTTGGCATTTTTTACGATCGCCAGGCGCTGGGTACCGGGCACAGTAGCGAGTGGGTTGATTTCCTCTGCATTGCAATCAATATCCACATCGGCATCAACCTCATTTTTAACCTCCAGGCCGATAGCTCGCATGTCTTTTAAAATGCTCATAATGTAGCGGGATCGCTCCGGCTTGCCGTTATCATTATAGATAGAGCCGAACGGCCCGAAAATCTTAAGACCCATGTGCAGAGCCATTCCCATAAGGTATGAGTCATATTTTTTATCAATGGCGCCGCCATAAAAACACCTGGTCCGAAGATCCTGCCAGAAGTACCCTTCAGGGCGAAATACCTCGCCGGTTTCATCATCAGTCACCCAAAAATCAAACCGGTGCTGATCGCCGACAAGTATCTCAAACGGGCTTAAGTCCGAATAATCACGGAGCACAGGCGGGAGCATGTTATCAAGGGCGCGTAAACCTCCGCGTTGGTAAGCCTTAAGCTGCGGCGTAACCTTTTTGTTAAGCCACCAGAGGGCGGACTCATAACAGCCAATATCCCAATTCATTTCAACAGATTTTGCGACTAATGTTGCATACAGGGCATCCTTGGCCATATTGCGATGCTCGCGTTTAATAACAAGGCCCACCCACCAGTCAATTGCTTCGGGCGTCCAGGCGCGCGGCTTACTCTCTCCTTTTGTGTGTTTGAGGCCTGCCAGCCCTTTTTCATCATATTTTTTAATCTGGCGATATATAGTGGAGGCTGTGGTATTATAACGTTTAGCTACATCTTCAACCCAGGCGCGGCACTTCCAGCCCTGGGGAACATTCTGTGCCTCTGTAACAATCCGAGACCACTTGGCAACACGCGGGTTTCTGATGACATTCATATCTATAATATTGTTGCCGGTCCAGGCGTCAGAAGGTTGAAGGCGGCTTTGAAACCCGTCCAAATATGCAGGCACATCACCGGCCAGGTGCTCAACCGTAGCCAGTGCCACACAGGGAGACAAAGCGGGCAGGGCATCAATGGACATCTTGCCGTTTTTAGCCAGCGCAGTTTGGATATCTTCAGGTAAAGTAGTTTTAATATACATCTTTGTATTACGGGCAACTTGTATATATCGCCAGTTTTCCTTCTTCGCCCTTTTGAGAATCGATATCCTTGATTTTCCAATCGCGTCGGAAATTTCATTAATAGTGGCGTGCGCTTCACTATTTATCATTCTGTACCTCATAATCCTTCATTACTATCCCTTTTTTATTTCTACCTCTGACATGAGGTTTCCAGTAATAAAGACCTTTAATTTTTCCAAATAACGGTTTTTTATCGGAATATTCTTTTACGTGGCCCCGGCAAAGATGTAATCGATTGAAAGATTCTTCTGTACTTAATGCCGTTTGTTCTGTTTCGTTTTTTGATTTCAGTATGTCTATTTTTAACGTGTAATAAGAATAGATCGAAGTTTTCCCATTCTTAATTCTTTTTTTATTAAGCTTTGTAGGAGCTTCAGTTTTTTCTTTTTTTATATTTTTTATGTTCAACGTTGTTAAAATATGGACTATATCCCACGCAAACTCATCTTCATCGTTGAATAATCGACCGTCCCCTTGAGTCATATACTCCTCAAGTTCGTTGTCATCACAAAAACACTCGCCACACACTTCTACTCCCCACGAAATGTCGTCTAAAGGCCTGTATTGGCTTGGCAATGTTTCTCTATCTATTTTTATTCTCCAGGAAATCGGGTATAGCCGCCAGTTCCGGTTTAATGAGTAAAACATATATACATCCAACAGACTATCCGCAGTTTGGTGAACAACTGTGCCAATTTTTGCTTTGTAAAGTTCTGAAAAGTAATCGAACCAGCATAGTTTATAGGGTGGATAACAATAATTTTTGATGATTTTTTCTAAGAAAGCAGGGTCATCAACTGGGTCTCTGTCACCTATTAATAAGTCATATAATATTTCAGGATCAGGCACATGAAATTTTTGTGCCTCTTTTATAAGGTATGTCATATCATGCAGAAAATCATCATCTTCCCATTTAAAGGGGATCACATTTTCTATCACCTGGTGTGCATACATCTTAATCTCCCTGTCTGAAAAACCCTTCGGGCAAAATGCCCGATCGTAGGGTAAATTTTTTTAGACCTAAAAAATCACTGAAAAAGCAATCGCCCAGGCGATCATTGCAAACCCTGTTACCATGCATTCTGTGAATTTACGTGTTGTCATAATAGCCTCCATATTAAATGGCATTAAACTTGCAATTCTATATTATATAGGCAACCTTACCGGTTACACATAACTCAGCTTCAAACGTATCCCATATTTTTTTTGCACATGCCGGACAGAGCGAATGCGAGACCCCTGTGTTTCCCTCTCCGTCCTTATCTCCCATGTATGTTAAACAATCTGCACAGACTATCTGCAGCCGATTTTTCGGTAATGGCAGGGCCGATACACTGATCAGAGTCTTAAATTCTTCTGCCAGTCTGACACCTGATTTCTGATCTCTGATTTCTGATCTCTCCATTACTTCCCCAACTCTTTTAAATATAAATCCAACAGCCTTTTAATTTCCTCATGCTGTGCAGTGGTATCTAAAACTGTCATTACCTTTTCCATTAATTAATCTCCTCGAGCGCCAACCGCGCTCTTTTTGTAGCCTTTCGTTTTTCAATCTCGGCCTTACCCCAGGCGAGAACCTTCTTTTCTTCATGTCCAACTATTTCACAGCCAAGAGAATCTGCCAGGACAGATAAAGGACTATTGTTACCAGTGGAGGTGCAAAACAGGACCAGCTCAACCAGGGAGGGTAACCTGGAAGGATCGCTGTCCTTACACCAGCCATCAAGTTTATCCTTTGATATTTTCTGTCCTGGCATGCTTTCTTTGGCAGAAAGTTCGTTCATTCGATCTGATATTTGATCCCGGGAGAGCGTAGATGTGGACAAAACAAGGCGGATCTGCCTTTTTATTTCATATGTGGGATTGATCCCTCGGGTCTTGAACAATTTTAATTGAGTTTCATTGTACATTTTCTACCCGCTTCTATGATTTTTACGTCCAAACTTCCTTTAAAATGAACATTGACAGGTTATATATTTAACCTGTAAGATGCCCCTTATTAGCTAGCTTTTTTAAGTTCAGGCCAGACCTGCTCAACGGGTTTATCGATTGCTTCAGCAATGGCTTTCATTATGTGGGTGCTTTTTCTTTCACGGTTAACCACCATTTGAACCATTGTAGGAGTGACGCCTGTTTCTCTGGCAATCTGGCTCATGTTTTTTATTTTGCGGACCTTAAAAAGCTCTAAACGTATTGTTTTTGATCGCAT